GATTTAAATTCACCAAAATCATACTCTTCATTCTTTCTAAGTTTATAAGAATTAAATTCCATTGGTGTTAACTTTTTTTCTTGGCCAGTATTTTTATTTCTTACAATAACACTAGCTTTTGACACAAACATAGTGTCATCTATATCAAAGATTGTTAAACCTTTACCTGCCTTTTCTGCTAAAAAATCTCTAAACTTTTTCATATAGATATTATACCACACTTTTTTATAAATGTAAATATCTATTTATAATAAAAAACTATTTAAAGTGTCTTTTTATTGTTTCTAATTTATCTTCTGCTTCCGCCATTTTAGATACTTGTGTTTCAATAGCTTCAACAATATCTGGATGTTCACCTATACCAACTGAACTTCTTTGGTATACCATCACATTTGCCTTTGCAACTTCTATCTCACCTTCTAATTTTTTGCATAATGCTTCTAGTAAATAATTCATTTTATCTCCCAAATAGTTTTCTTCGTTTATATTCATTAATCGTTTCAATTAATTTTTTTGTCCAATTATCTCTATCTTCTACAAATACTTGTGGGCCTTCATCTCCTGCAATACAAACAACCAATTGTTTTATAGGTTGACCTGTTCTTTCTTCCCACATAATAGCATATGCAGAACATTGCATAAAGTAATTAGATATCCATTCTTTCTTTTTTGTTTTACGAGATGTCTTCCAATCGATAATAGAATCTACACCTTTCCACTGACCAACTAAATCAACTCTACCTGCTAATCCTAAATGCTTAGAAAATAATGGTGCTTCTTGTTGATATACCTTTGTGACACTTTCATCTAATATTGGTTGAACATCTTTAAAGGTTTGTATGTTATGTGGCATTTCGTCTTTAATATAATCAGGGTCATTAGCAATATATTTTTCAATAATATTATGAACAGTTGTACCACGAGAACTGGCTTGTCTTGATATACGATTAGCTTCTTCTTCTCCTACACGTGCGCGCCAGGCTCGTATTGCATCTTCTGATAATATTGAAAGGACTGTCGTAACTGATGCGTACTTATTTCCTTCTGGGTCTGAGTAAAATCTTCCGCTATCTCCTGTAACAGCTTTCAAATCGTTATAGCCTAAGTCTTTAGGCTCATGTATAAATTTCATATTAATGACTCACAAATTGATTGATAATCCAAAACATCAATATCATAAATCCAAATACACATACTTGTACAACAGAAGCAATTGCTATTTGCCTCATTGGATGTACATCATGTATTTTTTCAACCCATGATTCTGACGGTGATAGATTAACTACCTGTAATATTTTTTCTTCTTTAGATTTTTTCATAGCTTATCATTTTCTAACATTTCTTTAGTCATAATAAAATCTCTAACCAATCCACTACGAACAATATCTTTCCAACTAAACTCTATGTGGTCAAAGCTTTTCATATTATTAATAATATTTATAAAAGAATATAAACCGCTTTTATCAGTCTCTTTTACAAAGTCACTTTGATAATAATCTCCACATAAAATTAACTTACAGTTTTTACCAACTCTTGTTATAATACTACATAACTCATGGTAATTACAGTTTTGTGCTTCGTCTACAATAATAACACTATCGTTTAATGTAATACCACGTATAAAAGATGTTGTAATAAATTCAATATTTTTAAATGATATCATTTTTTTCCAACCTTCTTTATCATTAAATAATTCATTCACTGTAGAAATATATGGGTCCATATATGCTGCTTCTTTTTCTTCTTTTTCTCCAGGTAAGAATCCCATATCTCTTGTAGGCAACGCACTTCTTACAATTACAACTTTTTGCATTGTATTATTCTTATTTAATATATCGTTAAGTCCTAAATATAAAGCAAGAAAAGTTTTACCTGTTCCTGCTGAACCACTTAATACAAGATTTTGACCAGCTTCATATGAATCAAATACTTTCTCTTGATTCTTAGTTAAAGCTTTTAGTTTTTGTAAATGTTCTAATCTTAGTTTGCTAGGTTTCATTATTTTGATTTAATATTGTCTCTTAATCTAGGAGGCATTCCTGATTTAATTCTATCTTGCACTTCTTTCCAACCAGAACCTGCTCTTGATAATATAGATTTTCCACCGTCATGGTCTATATTCAATGTTGTGTAGTGTGACTTAACATCTGGATTTTCTTCTAAGAATTTAACTTTATTATCATAAGACATAAACTTTTCGAACACTTCGCCTGTCTTTGTATTTTTAAATTCATATGTGGGCATTTATACTACTCCTAGTTTTTTAACTGTAAACCATTCTGGTATTGGTCTTTTTGTCCAATGCATTTTAAATCTGTCTTGTTTTGTATGATAAAAGTTTCTGTATGATTCAACTGCATCAGTTCCACCAAGTCCAGTAACAACACATTCAGGATTTGAACCCATTGCAAGTTTGAATGATGTTTTGCCTGTTTTAATATTGTTAGGCTGATGTTTAAGTGCTTCACGCAGTTTAGTATCAGTTGAATGTATTTTACCATACCTATATGTATACTCATCGCAAAGTGCAATAAAATGATTGTAATGCCATGTGTAATTACAACAGCCTTCACGAGTCCATATAGTAGATGGATGATTAAAATGACATGCTTTGTATAAGACATCTTCTCTTTCATCAAGTAGTTTCCAATATTGTAACATTGAGCCTGATTTAGATGGTCTTCTTTCCATTACGCCATCTAGCATACGATGAACCGTTGATAACATTTGAGCTGATTCAACAATCATTTTGACGACATGTTTGTCACATTGGTCTTGAGCTGCAATCACTGGGTCATTGTCGAGTATGAATATATTCATGCTACTTTCTCCATGTGTTTACAACTGCCTCTAAATTTAAAGCCAAGACATGAACATTTGTCATTGACAATAGTATATGTATTACCATTGCTACCTTTGACAGTGATTGCTCCATCTGGCAATTCTTCAGGCCATTCGCCAATAAGTTTGAATTTGCGTCTTGATTTCGAAAACTGCTTCATAGGAGTTTTGAACTCTTTGTAAGCGCCACCTTTAGGCATATAGCCTATAAGGTATCCGTGGCTGTTAACGTAGTAGTCGCCGTTTGATATTTGCTGGTCACCCCAGTCCGTTATTTCGCGTAGTATTTGTATCATAATATATATTATACCACAAAACGTGGTAAATGTAAACTGTTATTTGTATTTTTTCATCTCACTGAGCGCATGGGACATATAGTCAATCTTTTTTCCCATTTTGTACGCTAATACATGTTTTCCTTTCTTTAGTAATCTTCTTTGATAATATACTGCTTCAGAAATATCTTTCTTTAGTCTTTCAATTTGAACAAACATAGTTTCTCCTATAAAGTTAAAATTAAATTCTATTATCATAATAAAAGCGTTAACCTCCTATTTAACTATCAAATTTGGAAATGCGTCACCAACTAATTTTTTAGTGATACCCTTGTATTTCATTTTTTTATCTTTTGCTGCAATAAGTAATTCAGCTTCTTCTGGATTGAGTGATTCAAGCAAATTTAAAAATAAGCTTTCTCTCTTAAGAGGCTTCATTTTATTTGCTACTGGTCCTTTAAAGAAATACTTAAATTGTGTATATGCTTTATTTAGTCTTGTATACTCATAACCTTTTGGTGCATCATCTTGTTTATAAGATGGAGCTCCTTCAGGTAAAGCAGATACAATAGTTTCATCATAATTGATTCTAAGTATATCAGTTAGACCAGGTGATTTGTTCATTCTTAAGAACTTGATTCGTTCTTCTTTTTTGGACAGTTGACCTGCCTCAGTTAAAACTTCCGATATTAATTTTCTAGACATTGTAAAATTCCTCCACGACTTCAATCAAGTTAGTACATCTTTTTGTTATTAAATAGTTTAATACTTTCATATTTGGCGTTTTTGTTTGACCATTAAAATTATTTATAATACTTTCTTGTATCTCTTCTGGAATATCAGATAAATCTATAAGTTTTTTGTTTCTTTGATAGTTACGATATATATCATCTGTCATTGTATCTCTTAAGTTATCTGAATTTTCTAGCCATTCATCTATTTTCTTTTGTCTTAGTGGTGTTTGATTCTTTTCACTGATAAAAGTATCATCAGCAGATAGTACATTTGGTATACCATCACTACTATCTCCTCTCATAATATGATTAAATAGATATGTTCTAGGATTTTTATCAGTTACCATTTTCTTTTGTATAGGACTAAACTGTTTTACATTCTTAAACTTTTGTAATTGTATAAAGTCTTTGTCAGATGATATAATCATCACTGGTTCGTCTTGACCAAACTCTTGTGTTTGCATTGTAAGCGTGGCAATTACATCATCAGCTTCGATGCCTTCCATGTGTATTACTTTATATGGTAAATAATCTCTTATTTCATCTCTGACAGTATGTAAAATTCTAAAGATTTCATGCCAATCCATACTTGAATTATCTCTACTTTTCTTTCTATTTGCTTTATATTCAGGATAAAAATCTTTTCTCCAGGTATTCATACCATCAGCACATATAATTAACTGACCATATTCGTTTCTGTATTTTTTATTATACATACGAATACTATTCAGTATCATATGTCTTATCATATTTTCATCATTTAGTTTTTGCACTATAATATTGCTTAGTGCAATTTGGCTGTAATCAATCAGTATCATCTTCATCCTCTAGTTTAAAATCAATTTCTAAATCACTATCACTTGGCTCAAACTTATATTCAGCTAATTCATGATTAGTTTCTTCATTTAATAAAATCATTTCTTTTATTTTAATATAAGCATTATCCATTGTTTGATGTAATCCATGTGGTATGTGATACCATCTATTAAACATTGCGTTTAACATATTTACAACAACAAACATATCTCTTGACTCTTGTTTGGTTTCATCTCTGAAATCCATATCCATAAAGTCTTCTGATATCTCTCCAGTATTAATAAATTCTTCTAATACTTCTAATAAATAATGTGAACTATCGACACATCTATTACTTGCTTCATTAAGTATTTCTGTATCTTCTTTTTGTTGTATTTCCTGTTTAGTCGGAAATTGTAATAATTTTCCCATATAATGTATATTATACCACAGTTTTACTTAAATGTACACTGTTTTTTACACTATTTGCGCCTATTCTACAATTAATAATACCATTATAATATTCATCTGATAGTAATACATCTCTATCAAATTGTTCTTTTGCTTCTAAATAAGCACATTCACCTTTGGTTTTGCAAAGGTATAGTATTTCTCTGTGATAAAAATCTGCACCATGAATCTGAACTTCTTCTGTTAAATGTTTGTTAGAGCCATAATACGTTCTCCAATCAGATTCAACATAGGTAATTTTTCTGCGCTTTCTTGTTTTTGTAATAGGTAATGTTTTTTTAGACCAAAAGAATTTTTTTCCAATATACTTTTTATTGGTTCCTCTATGTGTAATACAATAGACAAAGCCGTGCCATTCCTTTCCATATCTTTCGTAAGTAAAAGGTTCATCAGGAGTAAACTTTATTCCTTGATATATCCAATCATTCATTAAAATCTAACTCTTCTGCGTCATCATCAGTTGGTTCGCCACAATGAGGGCAAAAATTAATCTTTAACTCTCTGTCGTCAGCCTTAATTACTATACGTGAATAACAATATTCGCATTCTAAAATCATAACTCTAAGTTAGTTAACTCTTTTAGTTCTGTATATCCACCAATTTTTTGACCATCAGCTATGATTTGTGGAAAAGTTCTTGCTCCTGGAAATGTTTCCATTAACTCTTCTCTTGTAAAATCAAAGCCTAATAGCTTATATTCATAATCCATTTTCTGTTGTTCACATAAAGCTTTTGCCATATCGCAATATGGACATTGTTCCTTACCCCAAATCTCTATCATTTCATTGTCTCCTCTATGAATTTACCGATTGTTGTGATATCACTATCTGATAACATACCTGCTTGAGCCCACATTGTTGAACTCATAGGACCAACTTGTTCTCTATTTTGATATGCATATAATCTACTTACAATATAATCTGAACTTTGACCTGCAAGTTTTGGGAAAGGTCCATTACCTTGTCCTTCTGCTCCGTGGCATGCTGCGCATCCAGCCCATAATCCCTTAATGGAACTGAATTCGTCTTCAGCTGCTAATGCTTGTTTCCTTTGTTCTATTT